GTTACGATGTTATGTAAAGACTTCAATATCAAACAAGTCGATCAAGGTGCATGGCTGTCATTTGACGATTTGAACAATGAAGCCAAGTATGAGTTAAACACACTCAAGAACTCTTATGCTATCGGTGGAGTAGATTTATCATCAACTACCGATTTAACTGCAGCTGTTCTAGTCATTCAGAAAAAGGATGACAACAAGAAGTATGTTTTAGCACATTTCTTTATGCCAAGTGATGTTGTTAAGAAACGCATAGAAGAGGATAACGTCCCATATGATATTTGGATTAAACGAGGGTTAATTACACTCACCGATGGAAGCCAGAATGATTTCTCATTGGTGACTCAATGGTTTATGAAGATGATTCATGAGCACCAAATTAGACCTCTTTGGGTAGGATTCGATCCCTGGAATTCGCAATATTGGATTAAAGAAATGGAAGAGCTAGGATTTAACATGGAGAAGGTTCGTCAAGGTGTCTACTCTTTATCTGAACCAATGAAACAATTGGAAGCAGATTTAAAGAATAAGTTGATCAACTACGACAATAATCAGATCATGAAATGGTGCTTGTCTAACACCCAAGCCAAAGTTGACTTGAATGGAAATATTCAACCTTCGAAACTTAACTCCAAATACAAGCGAATTGATGGAACTGTTGCACTTGTTATCGCATATGCAGTTTTAAATCGATATAAAACTGATTACGAAAATATGCTATAATTTAGTGAAGGTGATATTTATGGATCATATAGAATTAACAAATTTAATTATTGATGAAATCAGTATTCAGTTTCATTGTATTAACGAGATTAAGAACTTAATTAGATTTGAATTTGTAGTTGATGTTTTATCTCGTAAGAGACAATTAAGAACTGATGTTGTTTCGGATGAAGTAGATAGTTTGGGGTCAATGGTTATACCATTACCTGATAACGGTTATTTTTATATTTTGATTAGAAAAGATTTACAAAAAAGCTATGAAATGGTTGAAACTATTTCACATGAACTGATTCATTTGGTCGACTATCTATCATTTTCAAAGAAATACACACATTCGAAAGTTGAAGCAATCACCAATCATGATTATTGGCTTGCGCTATATTTTTACTCTGAGATGAGAGCAAAACAAATAGGATATTTAACTTATTTTAAATTCCTAAAAAATCAGAAACTATTAAATGGGAGTGTGAGTTTACAACTTGATTGTTTGTCAATGATTGGCACTATATTCGAAAATAGTAAATATTCATTATCGGTAAGCATATCAAATCTAAAAAAATCTTATCCAGGTTCTGCAGTAAAGGTATTGTATAATTTTGTCCGTCATGTTGGCTTGATACTATGCTTCTCGGAACTATACCCTTCAATTTATTCACTTAATAATGAAATAGTAAAAGTATATGATGGAAACCTTGAGTATATTAATAAAATCACTAAATTAGCAAAACTAGATGTCGACACAGTTGATTTTCAATTATTTATCATGAATTTAAGAAAAATTGCAGAATATTATGGAATATACCTAGAATAAAAAGCATAATATGTCCAAGGAGATGTGATGATGGGGATATTTACTAGAAAGAAAAAAGAAGGTTCAACAAACACCTTCCAGTTATTAAATCAAAACAATACATTCTTCACACCTTTTGGTAACAACATATCCAAAAGTGATGTGGTTAAGATATGTATCGATAGGGTTGCGAGCCAATGTGCAAAACTCAAACCAAGATACATCAAAACTAAAGCAGACAAGACAGTAACCGAGAAACAAGGTCGACTGTCTTTTTTATTGAAGCACAAGCCTAACTCACTCATGACACCTTACGACTTTATCTATAAAGTAATTACGCTATTGCTACTGAATGATAATGCATTTGTTTATCCAATGTTTGATTCGTTGAATGGTGGGCTTAAAGCACTCTATCCACTCCGACCGATTTTGGTAGAAGCAATAGTAGATAATGCAGACGGTTACTATTTGAAGTTTTACTTTGAGGATGGACAACAATTTTTGCTGCCTTATGAGAACGTCATCCACTTGAGGAAGTACTTTGCTTCCAATGATATCTTTGGTGGAAATGGATCGTCAGGCGATCATGAAGCGATTCTTAAAACAATCTCAATCAATGAGAATGTGCTTCAAGGTATCGATAACGCAGTCAGGTCATCCATGCAAATTAAAGGAATCATCAAGATGAATGGGATGCTTTCAGAAGCAGACAAGAAGAAACAAAGAGAGCTCTTTGATATAGCACTCAACGATTCTATCAGTACTAAAGGAAGCTCGATTATCCCGATTGACTTAAAATCTGAATACATACCTTTAACAGTAGATCCCAAGTTGATCGACAAAGAAACACTCGAATTCTTACAATCCAAAATACTCGACTATTTTGGCGTATCAGCACCAATCTTCGCAAACAAATATAGTGAAGAAGATTTCAACTCGTTTTATGAGTCAACCATTGAGCCTCTAGCCATTCAGCTATCTGAGGCTTTTTCTTTGGGATTGCTCACCGAAAATGAGTTAACTCGTGGTGAAGAGATTATTTTCTATAGTGAACGATTGCAGTATGCAAGCTGGAATACAAAAGTGAGTGCCATCGAAAAACTGATGAGCCTAGGGATCATGACCTTAAATGAATCCAGAGCATTGCTTGGACTAGAACCTATTGAGGGTGGAAACAAGCGACTGCAATCGCTCAACTTTGTGGATGCTGATAAGGCAAACAAATACCAAGTTGGTGAGGAGAACAAAGATGAAAGTCACAGTTAATGGAACGATATCAAAAGAAGCACTCAAAGTGATTCTAGAAACGCAGAAAGTAAAAACACAAATCATTGATGAGTTTTGCAAAGAAAACAAGATTACAAGTTTTTACTACAAGGATTCAGAACTTGAATACACCCTTGATGGGAAACCTAACAAACCAAAAATAGAGGTGAGAAACAATGATTAAAGAAACAAGACTTGCGGATGTTAAGTTTGAAGAAGCTGAAGGTAAGATGACCTTAGAAGGTTATGCGATTGTGTTCAACCAGGAAACACTCATCGGAAATGAAGAGTACGGTTTCGTTGAATCTATAGATCATCGAGCTCTTGAAAATACCCAAATGAAAGATGTTCCTATGAAATACAACCATATGGATTCCTTCCTTATAATCGCTCGAACAAAGAATAAATCATTGACGTTATCTATCGATAACATTGGGCTAAAAGTACAAGCAGAATTAGTCGACACCCAATCGAACCAAGACATCTACAAGATGGTCCGTAGTGGCCTGCTTGATAAGATGAGCTTTGCTTTCACTGTTGAAGAACAGACATGGAATAAGGAAGGCAAAATCCCTAAACGTACCATCACTAAAATTGGAAGGCTCTATGATGTCTCAGTGGTAGACACGCCAGCTTACGATTCAACTAGTATATATGCTCGTTCTTTAGAGTCTATGGATGTAGAACTAAAGGCTATGGAGTTAGAAGAGCAGAAACAACATGTTGATGTGATGAAAAAGAAGATCCGTATCAAAACCAATTACTAAAACTCTAAAGGAGAGAAAAAACATGAACTTAGAAAAAAGACGCAAAGAAATTGAAGCACGCTTAACTGAAATTCGCTCACTTGTTGAAGCGGAATCAGATGTAGCAAAATTGGAAGCATTCGATACTGAATGCAATACCCTACAAGAGGAACGCTCTGTCATCGATAAAAAGATGATGATTGCATCCAAAGTTGATGTCAAACCAATTGTCATTGATGTACGCACTGACAATAAGGAAACCCTAGAACTACGCGGTAAACAGCTCCGTGAGAATCGAGTTATCCAAGTATCCAGTTCGGAAGTTTTGGTTCCTGAAACCGTATCAAACAACCTCGCACCAGTTCCATATGCACAAGTATCCACTCTTGTTGATAAAGTCAATATCATCAATCTCAACGGTGGTGAAACCTACAAGAAGTCATTCGTGAAATCAAATGGCATTGCAGGAACTACAGCTGAAGGTGCAGCATACACTGAAACTGAACCAGCATTTGGTTATGTCACCATTACAAAAGTTAAGATTACTGCTTACACCGAAATCACAGAAGAACTTGAAAAGCTTCCAAGCATTCCATATCAAGCAGAGGTACTTAGAAACATCAATGTATCCTTGAAAAAGAAAATCTCTGAACAAATCCTTCGTGGTGCTGGTACATCCAATACATTCACAGGGATTTTTAGTGATCAAGCAGTTGCACTAGCGGATACGACACCAGTCGAACTCTCAGCAA